CCAATTAAGGCTGGTCTACAAAACTTCGTAAGCGGTGGCTTAAATTTTGGATAGGTGATTTAAATGGCAAAGAAAAGACAAAGAGCCCATCAGGTTTCTAAGGGAGAACGCAGATCCCAAGATCCTAAATGGAGTAAACAAGCAAGAAAAGAATGGGTTGGTAGTACAGCACAAATGATTGCAAAGGTAAATGCATGGCATGCTGGCAAAAATGTAATGCTAACTATTGAAAACCCAAATAAGAATGAAACAAATAAAAAAATGATTCGTGTAAATGCGAATGACGTGTGGAAAAGAAAGAGTGCATAATGGCTTTACCAAGATTAAATGATTCCCCAAATTATGATTTAATTATACCATCAATGAAAAAAAGTGTGAGCTTTAGACCATTCTTAGTCAAAGAAGAAAAGATTTTATTAATGGCTTTAGAATCTGATGATCAGAAACAGATTCTGAATACAGTAATTAATACTATTAAAGCTTGTGTAACTGAAGATATCGATACTACAAGATTAACTACATTTGATATCGAATATATGTTTCTAAAAATACGAGCTAAAAGCGTAGGTGAAACATCGACTATTGTTATGAAATGTAATGAATGTGAATCTAGTAATGATATTACATTAAATATTGATGATGTAGAAATAGAAGTACCAGACATCTCTAATACTATCGAATTGGATAACCAGATTTCTCTTGAAATGAAATGGCCTACCTTCGATAGTATAGTTAGAGGCGATATTCTTTCTTCAGAATCAAGTGTAGATCAAATCTTTGGATTAATTAGATCAAGTATTGATGTTATAAAAACAAATGAAGAAAGATTCTCTGCTAAAGATCAGACTGCTCAAGAATTAGATTCCTTTATAGAATCTATGAACAATCAGCAATTTACTAAGGTAAGAGAATACGTAGAAAAAATGCCTAAGCTAACACATGATGTAGCTTTCTCTTGTAAAAAATGTAATCATCAAAACAATATTGTAGTAGAAGGAATGCAAAGTTTTTTCTCATAGGTCTATCTCATGAGACACTTGTAAATTATTATAGGACGAATTTTCAGTTAATGCACCATTATCACTATTCGTTGACTGAGATAGACCATATGATACCATGGGAAAGAGAAGTATATCTTGATATGCTAATCAACCATTTGAAAGAAGAACAAGCAAGGCAGGAACAACAGGGACGGGTATAATGGCAACTCTAGATGACGTAACTCAAAAATTAAAAGAAAATAATATAGAAAATCAGTTAGGTCATGAAGGCACTCGACTTGAGCTTACTAAGATCGGTATAAGATTTGATAGATTCTTCAGTATGATGAGCATGCAAAAATTGAAGAACTTGGAAACACAAAGAGAAGCCAAAAAAAAGTTACCGGCAATACCCCAGCCAAAATCCAGTACAGGTGGAGATAGCGGATTTAGTTTACTTGGCGGATTAACGGGTCTTGGTGCAATAGGAGCTACCGTAGCAGGCATTGTGGCATCGTTGACAGATTTAGATGCAGCAATTAAAGCATTAAGAATAGGACAAATTGCAAAACGTCTAAATGATACCCGAAAGGCACTAAACACTAGATTTACTACATTTATTGATTCCATTAGAGATTTTGGGAAAAGTATAGCAGCCTTTGGTAGAAATCTTAAAAATCTTTTAATTATTCCAGATGAAACTAAAACATTATTTAAAAATATACCTAACAATTTTTTACAGGGATTATATAGAATATTAGGATTAGGTGTTGATGGTAAACCTGTCGTAGATACATCAGAGGGTGTTAAATCATTTTCAAAGACCATACAAGCAATTCGAACCTCTATATCAAATTTCTTAAAACCGGTTACAGATCTTTTTAGCAATACAGAAGGTGAAGGTAGAATTTCAAAAGCAGTTGCCCCTATTACAGAATTTTTTGATGGATTGTCTAATAAAATAGGTTCTATTACTAAATATTTCCCTACAGTTAATTTTGAAGCTTTAAAGGGGATATTAGGTGGTGGAGAGGCCGGCGGCGGCATAATTGGATTCTTCCAAAAAATTATATCAGCACTTGATCCTATTTTAACGCCTCTTAAAAAGATAATCGGATTTGCACTTAGACCATTTTTCCAAATTATTATTTCTGCAATTGATTTCTTTGTAGGATTTTATGATGGATTTATGGAAGGGGATAATAAAAAATTATTAGATAGAATTAAATCGGGAATCGAAGGTGGTATAAAAGGAGTTATTAAAGGGTTTACAGAGGCTATAGATTTATTGTTTATTAAATTGCCGGCATGGTTTGCTGATAAACTAGGATTTGAAGATGCATCGAAAAAACTAAAAGAGTTTAGCCTAACTGCATTGGTCGATCCTGCATGGGAAGCAGTAAAGAATTTCTTTAAAGAAGCATTTGCTAATCCTACTAGTAAAATTAGACAAGTTACTGCTAGTGTTGGTAGTATGTCTGAGCGACTTACAAAATATATCTTAAGAAACACTTTACCTGACCCGAACGTTGAACGGGCATGGTATGATCCTACGCGACTAGCAGTTATGGGTATTCCTAATTCTGTATATGAATATGCTGGATATACTAAAAATGATAAAGGGAAATTTGTATTAAAACCAGATACAAATATTAGGGCAGAAAAGTATGAAGGCGTTCAAGGATTAAGATCGGCAGTCCCACCTGGACCAGGCGGATCCGCGCCAATTATTTTAGCACCATCAACATCGACATCGTCAACAACAAATGGATTTTCTCTTCCAGGAAATGCACAAAGCCCGGTTGATGCATCAGATATGCTATTATCCCACTAAAAGAAAAGGGAGCCGAAGCTCCCTAATCCCCGACTACCGAAGTAGTCTTTCTCCTTTATTGTGTACCAACTTTTGTCCGAATCTTATTCAGCGACTAGGCCTAATTGGTTGGCTTACCTAATTAGTCGTCATTTGCCAATCGTGCAAAATATGACATAGTATCTTCATCACCAGATGTATCAATCTGCTCTGCCGTTACTGGCTCTGCCATACGTGGCTGAGGTGCTGGTACAGGTTCATTAATCATGTTTTCCTGCTTAATAGTATAAGCACCTGCAGTTGATTCTTCACCAAGAACACGCATTAACTTTGCTTTTAGTTCATCATACGTTTTGTAGTTCTTTGGATCTGTAAACTCACTGAGATTATGTAGTTGGTTATAAACTGATTCCAACTGGGATTCATTTCCTTCATATAGACCAGATGGGCTAGCAAACTCAGACTTATCATAATTACGATAACCTTCGACTTGACGGATCTTTAATTTAAAGTCTGCGCCTTCCCAAAAATCAAACGGGTTAACAGGATTTTCATCTGCAAATTCTGGCTGCATAGAATCCATGATTTTATCAAAGATCTTTTTACCAAACTTATAGATGAATACCTTGCCTTCATTCTGTGGTGCAGAAGGATCTTGAAGAACAAGAACATTCGTCACATAGTGAAGACGACGCTTTTGGTCACGAGCTTTCTGCTTATCAGATTCTACACCCGAGTTCCAAAGGCGCGAGTTAAGTTCCCCGACTGGATCAGTTTGACCAATAGAAGTAAGGCTGTTTTCGATATACCATTGACCAGTTGGTCCTTTGAATCCGTGATCCCAGTATCTGACCCAAGGTAGTTCTTGATCTGCTGCTGCTGGGAGGAATCGTAGTACTGCATATCCATTACCTGCCTTATCTACGGTTGGCTTCCAAATCCGATCATCTGTATATGATTTCTTTTCAGTACCACCACCGGTAGATTCCGCTGCTTGTACTAGTTTCTGGATTTGGTCACGATTACGTTTTAGATTTTCGAATGTCATTTGTATTTCCTTGTATTTGCTGAAGTATTAAACTGAATTATTATACCGTATTTTCGTTGTTTTGTAAACATATTATATATCGATCTATTCAAAAAAAGCTGAGTCCAATGAATTTGTTTTTGGAAGAAAATTTAAAGCCATAGCTTCAGCTTCTAATTTCTCTTTTATGATAGGTGATATAAATTTTCTTACATCTTCAGGATCAATTTCATTCCTTTCACAAAGATGTAAGATAGTATCCATATAGGATAATTTCGTTTCGATTACTGTTGCTTCGATAAGCTTAGTAAATTTTGACTTGGTCAAAAAGTTATCTTCAATCATTTATCTAATACCTTTAATAGGATTGTGTCTGAGTTTAATCTACCATTTGGAATAGTTGTCTTAGTGGTAAGCTTCTTCCATTCGGTATCGATTTGCTTAACGGTCTTAGTTAGAACACCTGGTAAAAATTCATCAGGCTTACGTAATCTAACTGTTCGACTATTCACAGTATCGATATTCTTAATTGTAGTACCAGAAATTTCGAATCCACCAACACTCTGTGTAATGTATTCGGTAAGCATCCTGGATTTTGTATTAAAGGTATACAATCTGATTTTGCCAATAATTTGTATAGGACTAATTGAAACCAATTTAAAATTAGAATCTTCAGATTTGTATTGTACCTTTGAAACTTGTTTGTCTGCTGCCTTAGGCTGTTTGACTCTCGTCTTACGTTGTGCCTTGGCAGCAGACTTAATCCTATCAAGATCGAGGAGCATTTCCTGACAGGACTTAATGCGGCGATTGAGTTCGGGCCTTTTCAAATGTGAGTAACCCTCGACGGCATCATCACAACGCTTATGATAAGCATCTTCATAATCTACCAACCATCCCTCAATCACCTGGCGGACAGGCAATGTTGCCGATCCTGCCAAACCGTGTTTCTTAAATAAACTATAAACGTCGATAGTAGTTTTTTCGCCGTCTATCCATTGATCTTCTAACCCAAGAAGATCCTGCATAATAGTATTACTAATCTTATTCTTAAGCCTTTCCATAGGCGAAATACTAGGACGTGCATCAGAATCGTTCTTTTTAATTAGCTTATCCTGGTAAATTTCTTTACCAAGGGAAATCATCTCAGAAGTCCATTTTGATAGTCCCGATGAATAAGCCTTAGACTTATCATCGTCATCCTTCTTCGGAGCATGTGTCAGCCAGAAGGCTGTTGCTGCACGTGAAGGATGTGAATAGAAATGATATTCAGGACAAGACATAATATACTGTAGATTAGCAGATTTTTTATGTTTTTCTTTAAGATAGTTTTTCAGTATCTTAGATATATCAGAATTCGACATTTCAGTTTGAAAATAATATAGAACCTGATCGAAGCCTTTTTCAATTGGTACAGCACTTAGTCCGAAACGACGACGTGTTGGTACCACTTTCTTTTGCTTTTTTCTAATAGCCATAATATTTGCTCCTCAACAAAATTTTATTATACAAGCATTCTACCATAGATTCAATGGAATGTAAACCCCCTATTTTCATCCACGCCTCATTTTTGCGTATATTTCTGGGTTATCTCCTCGACCGACCGGTACTGTGTTTGACTTGTGAAGAGTGGCAAGACCGATGATGTATTCGCCTGAGTATTCATTAGCTTTTGTTTTTCCCTGGATGGGTGTAATGACGTCCGACGTCGGGACGCTGAAACGTGTTTCTGCATAATTCGGAACACTCGAGCCATTTGATTTATCCTTATCTTTGAGTTGATCTGGATGAACACCCATTTTCCGAAGCCATTTGTTATGCTCTTCTAAAGCTTTCTTAAAGCCAGGTGCATTTTTCATTTTACGTTTTTTAGTATTAAGACTAGTCATACCACGGACAAGATGCATACTCATTTACCGCACTCCTTTTCCCAAGCATTATACCAAGACTCTGCAGATCCTACAATCATATTAGTATAGACTATTGCATAACCGGTACCAGCTTCTAGATCTTTTTTACGTATTTTATATTTGTGGGGATGCTTAATATCATCCCAGTTTTCTAACATTCGCTTGCATAAAAGATCGAAGTCACCGTCTGTAAGAACGCATTTATTTTGTTTGTAATAAAGGTACGATGACATACAAAAGAATGGTACCAGACGATGAATACTAATGTTTGCTATATCCGGATATACAGACATATTAACCCCAATCGGATTCGTATGACGCCTGCTCGCGTGCGCGATCCCCATAGTGTTCGTCTAGATACTTTGGAGCATCTGTCCAAGCATTAATGTTGACTGAATCGTCACCGCGATCTTCTTTAGCAGTAACTGAATAATCCCGAACCTTAAAGTTACGCTGCATTTTAGCATTGAACTTTTTGCTGGCTTTGCGAATAGCTTCTAGACGCTGTTCCTGGGACATATTTTTAGTGATAATAATTTTAGACATTTGGATCTCCTCTTCCCAATTATTCATACTATTCTATCATAGTTTTATCCAAATGTAAACCCCCTAAATCGATTTAATTTGAATAAATTTTATAAAGGTGATCTTCAAAAGCTTCTACTTTTTCAATCCGATTAGGCCAGAGGATATATTCTTTTTCAGGATTTTTCTTAAGATTATTGAGGAGAGGAATAATAGCATTATAAAGTTTATCCAATTTATCTTGTGTTACAGTAGCAGTGCTAGCAACGCTTTCTACCTTTTGCGTAGCTTCTTGTACAGCTTGTAGTTCGGATTCATCTACTGCTGTAAATCCGAAATCGAAAAAATCATCAGACATTTCCATTCCTCCTTGCATTCATGTATTGAACAAAGCAGACCCAAGTTAAGATAGCCCAGAAAATATTATACATTAATCCTTGGCTTATTGGATAGGAAAACATACCTACCATCACATAATCATACCATCTTAACATTGGGTCTCCTTAATTAGAATTTAACTGCAACACCTACAGTTGTATCCGTTTGTTTAAAATCTGCATCCAAATCGTTTTCAATATATACATCGATATTAGAAGTTACCGAATAGCTAAGATCGACATCAGCAGATGAAATATTAAATTTCATATTATCTGTAGTAGTATCTACCATATTTACTGTTGTGCTAAGGGTAAAATCACCTGATGTGATTGAAGGGCCAAAGAAGAGCTTATTAATTTCTGTATCCAGATTACGCTCAACCCCAACTGTTGTTTCAATTGAAGATTCAGCATATGCACTTGATGACATACCAAGCGCGAAGAGTGCAACCATTAGTTTTTTCATTTTTTTATTCTTTTCCTATTTGTGTTAAAAAAGGATAGACCGACTGGTACTATCCCTTAGGGATATTTATATTTAAATTAATTTATATGGAGCGGGTACCCGGAATCGAACCGAGGTCTTTGGCTTGGAAGGCGATTGTAATACCATTATACTATACCCGCAGGGTGTGGGGCTAACCGTTGGCCCCACGCGGATGTATTAAGGCATCACCCTTAAATTTAGCAGAGCCAACTTATAAATGCTGGATGCGATTGCGTTCCTTTCTTATGAAGGCGAACGGACCATTCCCACCTGCGTCTTAATTTTAGAGTCGTTGCAGGCTTAACCACGTTTATACTCGTTCGACTAACTATATATGGTACCCACGGCCAGACTCGAACTGGCACGCCGTATGGCCACGGATTTTAAGTCCGTTATGTCTACCTATTCCATCACGCGGGCATTTGGCGATTCCGGAAGGATTCGAACCCTCGACCCACAGCTTAGAAGGCTGTTGCTCTATCCAGCTGAGCTACGGAACCATATTCATAAAGATAATTATAACTCCTAATATCATTGTAATCCATAATGCATTTCGAAACATAAAGCCAACAATGGCAAAAAAAGAACCTACAAGAAGCGCGCCAATTACTACCAGTAAGAGGAGCTGACCGAGTAAAGGCAGCGCTTCTTGTAACTCTGCGGGCGTCATTACCACACCCACTCTACTTCAATACCAAATTCTTTTTCACCTTCATAACGATCAGTTGCACTATTATAACCACTATTATAATAAGTTTGGATATTAATAACTTTTTTACCACTGGATTTATAATCTTCTCTTAACATATCAAACATTTCTGATAGACCATCTGCGTCCTCCCCATCGTATCCAGTAATAGGATGGGTAGTAAACATTGAACCAAACATTTCAGTAGTTTTACATTTAGCCATTATGCTACCTCCTTTTCACACATCCGATCGATATGACGCTGGATCCTTTCATCAGTCCAGTTTGCAAAGTCCAAAGACCGGGCGTACGACTTACTCGTACGATCGGCAGTGATATAGTAAGCTGACTCTACCAGCTCCTGACGCTTGTACTCTTTTAGAGTACCACTAGGAACACGAGACTCCCAGTATTGCAAATCGGTTGCTTCAGGCATCATGCCCATGAAACATCCGGGTTGCTTGCTGAATTCTTCAGCTTCAGCCCGTTGAGCGTTAATGAAATCTACCAAACCTTTATCTAACTTGTACATAATTAAGCTCCTCTTCCTAATTGTTATATACATTATACCATACTAATTTAGGTTTGTAAACCCCCTTTTTTCATTTTATTTCAAAAAGCCTTTGCTTCTGCAGGATTATCTGGCCATTCCTCGAAAATGGTTTTTAGATCTTGGTAACCACCAATATGGTTCCCACCATCGTCAAAGATCTGCGGTACAGTTTTAAAATTATGTTCTTTAAACAAAGAAACTGCATAATCATTACCAGGTACCTTTACCTCTTCATAAGGGATTTCCTTACTATCTAAAAGTTCCATAGCTGCGTCACAAAAAATACACCCAGATTTTGAATAGATTATATACAAGATACAGTTTCCCTTTTATTTTTTTCTACTTCTATGTCGAGTGCTTCTCTTAGCTCACCAATTCTACGATAAGCCAATTGAAGCTGTTTTTGCAAATCGTATACATTTTTCTTTAAAATATCTACTTCAGACATTTCATATTTTTCTTGTTCCATTCTTTTAGCATAACCTCCTGTAATTCATAAGCCTCGATTTCCCATGGCAGTTTCATATATTCATCATATGTTTTATAGTTAATAGTATTAATATTTTGATATTGTTTTCTTACACCCTGTCTTACATGTATCATTTCGTGGAAGACTGTTGTAATAAGATCATCACCTTTTAGTCTTTGATCAATTTCAATTTCATATTCTCTTTTATCTAGTTCCAAACAATATCCGTGTGCATCCTTTAGCTTTTTAATTTCTATATAAACATCGCATTTAGATATCCTTGGCATTAGATAATTCCAAGCGAAGATTGCTGCTCTATAAACGTTTTGTCGTTTCTTAGATCTATTCCCCGTCACTAGGATCATCGAATAAAGCCTCTACCTGTTTGATATGTTTACATTTACGATATGCAACACAATTACAGTCGAATCCATAATTATTCATTTCTACAAAATATTTATTACCTTTACTACCAGTTACTGGCCATTCTAATCCAATAGCCCAGTGACCTTTAGTATTTACAATTTCGGATGGATGGCTCATGCTGCAATCTCACGATCGTAAGATTCAATCATAACCAGAGAAAGCAAACCATTGAGTTTGCGTCTTTCATCTGAGGTTAGACGGGAAACCTGATATCTGATATTTTCATCAGAGCTATCTTTGGCAATGCTAATAAGAGCCGACTCAAGAACTTGGTAACGATATGACATAGGGAACTCCTCTTCCTAATTGTTAATATTATTCTATCACAATTTGGAAGGAATGTAAACCCCTAAAATTAATTTAATTTCTTTTTCTAGGATATACTTCTGCACGTACATTGTCTGGAACCTTAATCTTAAATTCGTCATGAACATGGTGTAAAACAAATTCGGTGTTCTTAAATTCTTTAAACATTTCAGACCAAATAGAACGCCAGTTAGTCGCTAATCGATTAGTATTCATATTTCCACGGTCAGAGTTTAGGATAAAGTCAGAAACACTACGAAGATTAAAATCGAATATCGAATCGAATCCGTACAGATGTACTCTATCAGCCTTTAGTTTATTTGCAGCATAATGTACTGCCATATGACCACAATTAAAGTTAGTATAGTTGCCGGCATACTTAGGAAGATCTAAATAAAATTCTTTAATTTGTCTAGCCGTAGATAAATGAAAATTTGGATTTTTCTCCATCCAAACCTTTGGCCTATATCCAAGTACCCATTCACCTGGTACAACAACTGTTCCTTCAGTCATAGCCTTCATCATTTTAAAATCTACAATGCAAGTTGCATAATGATTTTTAGGATAAGGGAACGGTGCAAGATTACATGTAAGATTTAATCCCTTTCTTTCTCTTCTAGTATAGAGATGAACCCAATCACCATTTCCAATAACATGAACTGATCTAGCCATTCATTAAACTCCTAATATGATCTTTCCCTTTTTTACCGGTCCAGTGTATCACTTTTTTCTTTTTACTATCTACACCATCTAATAAATCTAATCTTAACCAATTATATACTGATGGTAGGTCCTTTATGTATGTAAGCTTAGAGATTGGATCTAACATACTATGCAGTACTTCTTGGTCACCTACAACAGGGCTTTTCTTTACCTGCTCAAGCCATGCACGAAGTATTTGTGGTTTATTACGAAATCCAACTATACCAGAATTATGCCATAGTTCTTTTCTTCTTTTAGACCAAGGTCTATCTTCAGCCATTAAAAGCTTTTCATTTTCAATTAAACTAAATATATCAGAAATGTTATCTAGTACTTCGCAATCAGTATCGATCCAAACTGTTTCTACCGATGGGCATGTCATCATAGCCAACGGTTTCATAAACCATCCTTTAAGATTATTATTCTTAAAATTTAAGATAGCATGGAACTGTTCAAATACGTAGTTCTGTGTTTTTTCACTACACCCAAAATTAGCAAAGATAAGAGGTGTATCATTATGTTTTTTATAATTTTCTACAAACCACGGAAGCATCCATTCAGTCTTTTCATCGCATCCTGTTAGGAATACCTTATCATACTTCTTCGATGACATATCCGTCCCCATAATTATGTTTTGCCAAACAGCCGGCTTCCTTTTGGATCGTAGTAAAACTATCTACTGCCATGCACACCCACGGATAATATTCTTCTAGAAATGGGAAGTTATCAACATTTAGAAATACATCTGTTGGTCCACCGTGCGTCTTAGCTTTCTTAATAAGCTTTGCTGCACCTTCAGGATTAACCATATAACCATGCGCGCCACCAAAATATTTCTTTTGTACTAATCCATCTACACCTAATTTTATAGGGGTATTAAACTTTCCATATGATGGTTTAGAGAATGTTAAACAGCCTTTAAATTTTTCATTAACTGGTACTTCACCTGTTACAATGGCATCATGTTCAAAGATAACAATTGTTTCTTTTTGCTTAACAGACATTTCCCATAAAGAATGGTGGGATAAAAATGCCGCCATACAATTGTCAGGTCTAGAATATTTTTCATGGAAGAAAGATGGTTGAATACCTTTTGTATGTAAAATTAGATGAGGATTATCTTTAGGAGTTGTAGCAGCGTGATGCTCTACATGTAGACCATATCTTTCGGCAGACTTCATACAACGCATTGCTGCCTGTACCGATTTAGGGTTATCCATTAATGTTATAACAAATGCTTTCATTTTTTCTCACAGACTAGAACATATCCCTTTTCTCTACCACGGAATTCTTCTACTATATTCATATCGACTTTATCTATCATATCAATTAACTCTTGTTTTTCTATTTTAAGAGGATCTGTTTTATTTGATACATGGTTCTTTTTTTGTACTGTATGTTCTAAAAATAATCTTCCAGAATCATTTAATTGATCTCTCCATACCTCTAGAGTTTCAAATGGTGTAATACTATGATCAAATGAGTTGCTATAAACAATATCAAATGAGTTAATCCATTCCTCTTTTACCATATTAAAATCATGTTCAATAGTCATAGGAAATTCTTCTGCATTAGTACTTATTTCTGAACCAATAATGAATGCGTCTGATAAATGTTTTTGAAAATAAAGCTGTTCTTTTGCATTACGAGTACCATGACATAATACTCTCTTTGCATCTGGCATTCTTTTTACTATTTGTGTTATAGTTTCAGGTTTGACATATGCAATATTTTTTTCTTTTATCTTATCAATTTTCTTAAGATTACCTTCGATCTGAGATTTAACATAGTCCTCGTAATCTTTGTATTTAAAAATTTCCATATTATTACCTCGAAGTAGTAGAAGGTGTACCTTGAACTTCTGTATAGAATGTCTTTGTTACACCTAATGCTGGGATTAGTTGTTTACACATAATAGCATCATTAGGCCATAAACCATGATCTTCTACAAGCCTTAGCATCTGTCTAGCCCCTTTTGGTTTAATTATATATGCTGAGTTTCCAGCTAACCCTTGGGGAACTTCGAATGAATCAATTGTTGGTACAAGCTGTAGTTCTTTAGTATTTTCATCAATTATCTGTTTAAATAGGTTTGCCTTCCTAGTTGCAAATAATGGATTATTAATGCCTATAATAAAAAACTTATCAGTATCGATAATATTAATATCTAATTTCTTTATAAACTTTGCATCATGTTCTAAAATAAGATATGGTTCAGCATCATTATAACAATTTTTCCATAAAGTATAATGACTCAAAGAACAAGCGATTCTAGCTTGTTTATTTACGGTAGGATAAGCAGACTTTTTTAAACCAGTTTTAAAATCAAATACTGATCCTTCCCAGGGATAGTTCCATTCTAGGCGGTAATCTCTCATCATTTTGTTTACTTGACGTGGTATTACTGCATCAAACTTCTGAATCTCAAAGGAATTACCTACGACTTTGCTACTTTCTATACACACGTCTGCAGCATGTTGAGAGACTTCGTGGTCTGGTATTGTAATTACAAATGCCTTCAAGGCTTACGTCCTACAAATACATGATCTGCCCAACGGCGAGATCTTTCGTCTGGTTGTGATCGATCTACATAATCAGTAATAGTTTCTAATCCTGCCTCTTCGGCAATAGCCTGAAATGCATCATCCATAAATCTCCAGCAATCAATAGAGTCGTGGTACTTACCTGCTGATGGTGCAATAAGAATAATATAACCACCAGATTTAAGTACACGTGTCATTTCGATAACACTGCGAAATGGATTCTTTACATGCTCAAGTACCTGTCCGCATACTACAAGATCAATAGATCCTTCTTCAAATGGTAATTCATAATCACCAGGCATAACATGTGTAACATTTGGTCCGTTCTGGATATCTGCAATATAATAGTCTTTTACTACATCCTTAAACATTTGCTTGTACGATCTATCTTGACCAGGCTTAATATCTCTACCACCAACGTCAAGAATAGTAATACCTTTTTCTAATCTAGATCCTAGTAGATCTCTAGATCTTTGCATATTAATACGGGATGATGGGTGCATAATTAAATCCTTATCTCAAATTGTACAGCGCCGTGTTGCTTAATTTTAAATTTATGTTTACTTACAAATTCTTTTACTGCCTTTGTTACACCAGGCTTACCAAATCTTTGTCCCCATTTATAATCATCGCCAAGAATCATACCACCAGGTTTTACGATTTTTAATGAATTTTCTAGATCAGCAGTTACACCTTCATATGAATGAGATCCATCTAAATAGATCCAATCTAATTGATCACCTTTAAATTCTTTAAAGAAATCGTCTGATGTTTCTCTGCAAACAGTTACGTTCGAATAGGGACTAAATCTACGATTTACATCTTCGTATACTTTTTCGTAGTATTTCTGAAAGCCTTCTTCAGTATTCGATCCTGTTACTTTTTCATATCTACTTAGATATTCATCCCATTCAAATTCAGTAGATCCTTTATATGGTTCTACACTCCACGGATCTACCAGATATAAATGCTTAAGATTTTTCATAAAAAAGTTATAGGATGTGTTACCCCACCATACACCAACTTCAGCACCAATTGTATCTTCTTTAATAAGGTGCATAATATTATGCGAATCCTTATTAATTCTACTTCCCATCATTTCGTGTGTCTCCAATAATTTTTCTTAGCACCTGTATCAAAATCGAATCCCCATGTTTCGATATCCTTTTGATACCAATCAGCAACAATCTGAATTGTTTCTGGTGTATATATTGTTTTATAATCTTCGTTTAATCCGGTAACATTTCTAGCTCTGCTCATTTCAGGAATTTTAAAATATGCACAGAGATCACTGTTTAGGTTTTCAAATCTCATCATATCACATTTAATATTTCCTTCTTTATCGGTAACATAATCGTATGCATTATACCAACCACGGATAGCTCTGTGCCACATATATTTCATATCTCCCCATTCGAATCTTTCTTCTAGGAAATGTTCAAATGAATTGATTTTATGTTTACCAGGTTTTTCTTTTTTCTCTACCTCAATTACTTTTTTTGCAAAGAAATAGCGTGACACTACTCTATCCCAAGGATTTCTAATAACAGCAAATGCTTCGTGCCCACGCGCGAAAGCAGGATTTAGATCACGCCATCTTGCATGTTCATATCCATGATGATCCCCAATACTATTCATATGAGCTAATACAGACTGGGTATACTGTTTGCTTTTATGAATCTGCGGAGTAGCAGGAATAATCTTATTAGCTAGCTGAGGCGACCTACGTATGGTCATTCCAGCATTTTTTGGGATGTGTATAAAAATTCTTTTAAGAAACATATTTCATTAACTCTTTTACGTTCTCGCCTCTATTTGGTAATTTATCTTTTAAGAAAAAATGTACAAAGTGTGCTTCTTTTACTTTGTTATCTTTAATTCCTTTAAAGAGGCCGTTCCATTTCCAATCTAGATGTTTAACATTCATCTTCTCTTGTTTTACCCAGGTATTTAGGAGAGTTTGATCTGTTGACCATTTCCATGGTCCCATCCCATCAACAAAGGCTTTAAACTCTGGTCTGTTTATAAATTGGTGAGGGGTTTGTCCTTTTAGATATTTCGATATACGTTTATTCATAACCATAATACCCATATTAAAAAACTCGCCACCAGTTTGCTTATCCCATTTCCAATCTAGTTTAATGGAACTATATTGCATACGAGAATAGTTAAGTATCTTTTGTCTGTACTGATCAGTAATAGGCATTTCGCGCTCGACCACGCCCGCGAAGTCAATATCCGTATTTAGTTCATCAAAAACATTAGGAGAGCCAGGTCTAATCCAAACATCAGCATCAATAATAGCAATCTGATCATACTTTGGCCAATATGTAAAAGCATTCTCTTTTTCAAAGATAGGTAAAAATCCGCCATGCTTTTCGTACGATTCTCTACTACGATTTGTAGAAAATACGTCTGGTTTAATTCTTAATATAGGGGTTTTTTGTACCTCATGATCAATACCGTGTTGTTTACAGTATTGGGATACAGACTCTACACAATGATCATAAAGATGTGAACGCTTGCCAACATAAACCTGATAAATCAATCTTTTCATAACTACTCACTTTATTTAATTATCTAGTATTATATATTTACTTTTTAGCGGAAGGTTTACCTTTGACTGCATCAGCACCAAAGAATGCTGCAACTAATACCGAGATAGAAACAAAATAAGTTGGTGCAATATCACTAATTAATTGTGCAGCTTTATCTTGACCCATGATAGTAGTAACAAGAATAATTGCTGGATAGAGTAACATACCAAATAATGCGAACCAAGTCATTTTTCTCATAGCATCTCTTTGTGCATCAGCATCTTCAAGTTCTTTACGTTTAAACTCCATATGCATTGCAAGCTCTTCTGCAGTGATATGGCCATCACCATTAGTATCAGCTTCATCTAGACCTTCAACAGTCTTCCGTAAGGCTTTGATATCTTCCTTTGTCGGCTCTGACATTTTTATACTCCGTAAGGATTTCTTGTGCTATTTTTTTTGCATCATCAAAACCATTACGAAGTGAATTAGACTTATGCCCATCCTGAACAAACCAATTTAGAGTATTTATACAAGATCCGCTAACATTTTCCGGAAACTTATATTCACCAGTAAGTTCCTCGAATTCTGTTCTAAGCATTAATAATTCAATTAGATTTTTCAATCGCTTTCTCCAGTTCTACGAATAGGTATTCTTCAACATCATCTTCATTTGCTTGGAAGCGAATACCAATACCTCCAGCTTTTTCCCAACGAGTAATATTTTCAGGTTTATCATCGATGAGGATGTTTGGTTTTCTATTTAAAGGATTAATAGCATACTTATGTTTATTCCCAGTAAAGATTATATTTTCCACTAGTGGTGGAAGATAATCCCAACGAGTAAGCCATTGTCTTTTCCAATAAGCAGAATTCATCGTATCACCCCTAAGAGGTGAAGAACAGATACCCCAGTCATCTTTGGAGATCTTTTTAACAAACTTGATAATTGAATTTGTTTCATTGAAGGTATCGAGTGTATAAAAGAAATCAGTATTGGCAAGGGTAGCAAAAGCAACTTCGCGATCCTGAATTGATTTCCAATGATCAACTTTAAACTTTTTAGCTATACCACCAAAGAAGTCTGCGATTACTCCATCCATGTCAAGATATACTGTCATTATACTGCCTCATTAATTAGTGTTTGTTCACCTAGACGTCCAAAGCCCATTGGCTCGACTACGGAATATATTCCTTCTGGTGTACGAATAACATCGCCAACTGAAATGGAATACATGCGATCGATACGGGTAATTTTTTCTTCAGGACCAATATTACCAATCTCGAATACATCATCTAAATCGTCTGCTTCGATTTCACATACGATCTGATAATTTTCTAGAAACAGTGTAGGATCAACATATCCGTATAACCGAGCGTAGAAAGCTTCGTTTGAATCTTTTTGACCCTTGTTTTGTAAAACCTGATATTTCATAATTAAGCTCCTCTTCCTAATTGTTGATATTATTATATCGCAGTTTTACTAGAATGTAAACCCCCTTTTTTCATTTTATTTGATTTTTTTTATACCACAAATGATTTTTTGTACCCCCTGTAGATAGGATATCCAATGGATTTCATATATTCTATAAATGGTTTCTTTTTAGGATTATTAGGTCTAAGTTTAGAATGCAAATAGAAATACTCCTTGTAAACTATCGGATCTAATAGTGGATATCTAACTTCTACTTTATATTTTTGATATTGTTCTTCAGAATCTTTTAAGAACATTTCCAAAAGTTGATTATCAGTAGAAGTATAAAATTCATCTGCACCTAATCCAGATAAAGCTACCCTATTTTTACAAAATGATGCTAATACAGAGTGGCTTTCATTATCAGGCAAATTAGGCTTTACCAATGTCTTGGGTATAGTATCAGATTCTTTCCAACATTTATATTCACGATTTAACTTTAATCTTTTGTCTAATATTTCAGGATCTTCACTTTCTACATAGCTTAAGGTCCTAAAATCTAAATCCTGACGGATAGCCCCTGTAACAATGGAACCGCTGTCATGACCACAACTAAGAAAGATTGTAGGATTATCCTTACATCTAAATGCAATTGCATTATCTAATGCTATAAAAAAGTTTTTATAAGAATATTGTTTTTCTTTTCCCTGAGGTGGATTATAGTACAGATCTGTTATACTAATATTATCAGTTCTACTAATAATTTGGTTGTCTTCTACAACTATTGTAGAATTTCTTGGTAATTTACCAGCACATTTAGTACCGGCAAAGTCTGTAATGTAAATAGTTTTATTACCATCTTTAATTTCAATACAGAAATCACCTCTTAGATGTTTACCGACATCTAATCCAAATTCGTCATACAATGCTAAAATATCGTATGGACAAAACCCTTTAAGAACGAAAGATCTTTCGGCGGTCATATTCAGCCTTTGTTTTAAGTAAAAGATCTACATAATTATCACGATGCTCTTTGAAGACCATTGGCTCATGGTTATCAACATCCATAATAATAACTGTATTAGTAATAGGCATGCCAGTACGTTCTTCAAACATAATGGCATAGCCTGACATTTGTGCAAAGTAGTTTGGGATCTTTTCTTTTTTCTTAGGCCACTTCGAAGTCTTAAAATCTACAATAGAAGGTACCCCATCGAAATCAGCAATAGCATCGCATCGACCAGCAACGCCAAGGTGATCACTATAAAGAGGTACCTCAAGACCATAGATTTTTCCAATCCGCTCGTCCAGAATAGGACGTAGGTTCTCGAGGCTTTGTCTAATGTGGAGGAGAAAGTCTTCAGTATTTTCATTCTTTAAATACCTTTCAATAATAGAGTGTACATGTGTACCTCTGTTTGCTGCACGTGTGCCAATACGATTGGCCTCATCTTCCCCTACCCTTTTTCGCCATTGTAAAATGGCTTCTTCATTAATAATGCTTAAGACTGTAGTAATGCTAGGATAACGATTACCGTTAGGAGCAAGGTAAGTCCTGCCAGTTGGCTTTGTGTCTGCAACGAGATCATCATATCCCAAATCAATTTTTTCATGTATAAACCTCATACTTTAATTGTATTCCCACTTCCGGATGTTTTTTTAATTTGTTTCATTTTATCTTTAAATCCATCAGGTACTTTGCTATGAAGTGTACCAACACCTGTTACAATCTTAGGCGTACTTAATACTTTAACAATATCCTCATCTTCTAACATAGGTGCTAGTTCATGGAAATTGCAATTTACATCCCATTCTTCGCCAGTAGAAATTCTACGCAGTGTATAGGTTGGCACTGATCTTTTCCTTTACATATTTTATCTGGGTCTCTAAATACTTGACAGCTTCCTCCACATTATAAGGATAATCTAGTCTTTGAACCATATTAGGACTAATCTTAGATTTTTCAGTTTGCAATTCAGTAATAAGATATTCCATTTTATCTAAATCAAGCATAAGCATTCTCCATAATATTAAACCAATCCGGTACTGGACGTTTTGTCCAAGCCATTTTAAACCGTTCCTGTTTAGTTTGGTAGAATGCCTGATAGGCTTTTACAGGATCACCTAGTGCAATACATTCTGGATTAGAATTCATAGCAAGTTTAAATTCTGTCATAGGACCTTGCGGAATATTGCGTGGATGGTTTTTTAGAGGCCATAGGTGTACACGTTCGCATTTATGAATCTTATCATATCTGTATGTATATTCCTTGCAAAGAGCATATAGATGTTCCCAGTGCCAGTCATAGTTATCACTAGATTCCATTGTCCATACAGTGCACGGATGACGTTCATGAACATTACACATAAGTATTAATTCCATTTCAAGGTCATCGGCACCATCATATAGATCATAATATTTAATCATACGTTTACCAGATTTAGATGGTTTAAGTCGCATCTTACCATCTAGCAATCGATGTACTGTCGATAGCATCTGAGCTGATTCTGTAATCATTTTGACTACATGCTTGTCACACTGCATTTGTGCAGCAACTACTGGATCTTTATCTAATACAAATATGTTCATAATACCCTCATTATACCGTATATTAGTCTTGAAGTAAACCCGGAAAAGTTTCTTTTACCAAAGCTTTAGTAATACCAGCTGGTTTTTCTTTATTCACCATATCGATTACAAGCTGTGCATCTTTAGGATGTATGCTTTCGATAACGCTAATAAAAATAGTTTCACGTTTAAATGCTGGTAGCTTATCACCCGGACCACCTTTAACAAAATATTTAAACTGCTTATTCTGTCCAATTAGGTTACTAGGATGATTGTGCTCTTCTGATGCAGTATATGGTGGTGATCCTGGTGGAAGATTCCATACTACATTTTTATCCATTGAACCACGGATAATATCTTTTAATGCCCATGTTTCATTTTCTTTTAAGATCTTAATCTTATCTTCTTTCTTTGAGGCTTTTTGTACTTCTTCTAATACCTCGAATACATATTGTTTCATTAAACAAACTCCTGTACACTTTCAATTAGTCTATTCATTCTTTTTGCAACAAGATATGGAAATACTTTAGCTTTATTTTCTACTGGATCTTGTTGTTCATAATTATCTATAATTAGTGTTTTTAGATTTTCTGGTGTCTTAGTAAGATCAATTAGAGTTTCATTACGCTGATAGTTACGATACCAAGATGCTGCATAAAGTAATTCACCTTCAGATAAATCTTCTATTATAGATTGCATTTTCTTTTTCGAAAGAGGTGTTTGCCTACGTCCTTCAACCAGTACATCATCATCTGATAGTACATTCGGTATGCCATCTCCAGTATCACCTCTTAGTATTTTCTCTTTTAGGTTAACACGAGGATTATCATCTACAACTTGTTTCTTTAAGAGTGGTGACCATTGTTTTACATTTTTATATTTCTGAAGCTGTTTGAAATCGCCATCCGATGATACAATCATTACATCTTCATAATTGCCAAATTCTTGTGTACGTTCTACAAGTGTACCAATAATATCATCTGCTTCACAACCTTCTAGATGAATAACTTTGTAGGGGAAGTTTTCACGTATTTCGTCTTTAATGGTATGCATAATACGGAAAGCTTCATTCCAATCGAATGTAGATTTTTCGCGATCTTTTCTACGGTTACCTTTGTACTGAGGAAAGTATGAACGCCGCCAATTGTTCGCGCCATCGCACGCGAGAATTACTTCACCATATTGATCCCTAAATTTCTTATTGTACATACGCAAAGAATTCAGAGTCATATGACGTACCATAGCTTCATCTAAGGTTTTATGTATAAGGATAGATGCTAAGCATATACCACTAAAGTCGACTATAATCATAATATCACCTACAGATTAAATTTAATATTTGATTCATATTCAGACATATCGAATTTTGCTAACATTTTGATTAATTCTGATTTATCATTTGCATAAAACCGATAGACTGGATTTCCACCACCTGGACCAAAATTAGATATCAGCTTAACCGAAACTTCGAATCGTTGGCATGTCTTTAGTAGTTCGGCAGGAGGATATTCGCCGTCGATATCCAGTTGTACAGTGTAAGTCATAATATATCCTTTTCCTAATTGTTAGAGTATTATACCATAGTTAGCCATGGATGTAAACCCACTAATTCTATTTCATATGGAAAAAAATGGGGTTTACAAACAGAGTAAAATTCGGTATAATAAGCTATGGTTACGCAGGGGATAGAATACCCAACTACGTTTTTCTTACATGGTTCGAATGTATTTTACAGCCGATAAACTCATTAAAGTAATCGTCGGTTAAAAGCACATCGTTTTGGAATTGTAACTTAGCTTCGTAATAAGACATTTCGCCTTTACTTACACAGAGTCTTAAGATTTCTCTTTTGTAATTATCTGGCCCTTTTTGTTCAAGTAGTAATTGAAATTTCTTATTAGATCCATAATATTTTCGCCAGTCAGATTCAACTCTGGTTTTGATCCGTCTAGTTCTTTTACTATTTTTTGGTAATATTTTAGGCCGCCAGAAGTTCTTCTTACCGATATATTTTTTATTTGTATCCAGTTCTGTGATAAGATACACAAATCCCTGGTACTCTTCTGGTGTGTCGTCGAAAGGTTTATCATTATAATACCACATATAGTTATTTACACAGATCTTCGTATCTTGTAGTATAAACCCTATGTTTAGATAAATCTCTACCTAGATAACCTGGCACTTTTTCTTTTTTATTTAAATATTTTTGAAATAATTTAATTAAAATCTTCATTAGATATATCCTCTACCTCTGCCCTTCTTCCACAAATCGCGCAAAATTCCGGGACATCATCAGATTCTACTAAAACTATAGTAATATTATCACACTCTTCACATTCTATTCTGTACTCATTTTCCACTGGCAATCTTCTCCAATATCTCTTTTTTTCTAGTATTAGATGCGGTAAACCATTCCCGAATCTCTTCAGAGGATCTACCGCATCCTATACAGATACTATCTATCAAAGTACAAATTTTAATACATGGACTAGAAATCGATTTCACAGGCACCGCCAGCACAAGCTGCTGCTCCTAATGTATCAACATCAGTATATTTCTTTTCAGTGAGATCTTCCATCCAATTAATGGTTTTAAGATTAGTTTGGATCTTATTCCATTTATGAAGTAGATAAGCATCCTTAAGACAATACTCTGCCTTTTTAATATCACCTTTTAAGTAATTATCTGCAAAGTTATTAAAACGTCGTACCCAATCTTGTCTTGCTGCATTTTCAGAAGATTCTAAGGTAATATCTAATCCATAGCCTTGTGCTGTTGAACAAGCATCCCATAGATTAGAGAATACTTTTAGCGCATCTACAACAAGACCTGATGCAAAGATTGAAGCAGCATCATATTTCTTTACCATTTCCTTTGCAGTAATAACAGCAGTATTTGGTGCCTGATTAAAATCTTTATCTCCCATCATAGAAAGGAAAGAAATACCAGCAAATGAATGTCTATTTTCAAATACATATTTTTCTACTTCATCCCAATCGTCGACAAGGATAGTATTTGAAACATTATGACGTACGCCTTTATCTGCACAAAGATCTTCATTTGTTCCAGCATCTACCCAATGCTTTTGGGCTTTCTTAACTAATTCCAAATGCTTAACACCAATTAGATCATCTTTATAAATTGATCCTTCGTTTGGTAAAATAGGAAACGAAACTACGACGTCAGTACCTGATGCAGACCATACTGATTCTTCAACCATATAAGGATTAGATTTAATAATGGCTTGTGTAATCTCAGATTCTTTATTTAGCTGAACATTTCTTATATACATAGGGGAATGTTCAGCATGAATACCGGAAGCAGTTTGAAGTAATACGGAAGCATTGCCACTGGGCTTAACACAAGTAGTCCTAGCAGCAGGATTAATGCCGATAAGTGCAGAAACTTTTTTATTTGTTTCTCTAACAATCTTAGCTCCCTTTTCTAGAATTTTTTCGTTAAACAGGATATCCGGATTGTTCATCCAACCTGTAACTGATACACCTAATAGCGCTTCTCTATCAAAGATTTTCTTTGATGTATCTGATAAGAACCTAAAGTCAGTGTACCCAGCTTGTAGGGTACCGAGGATAGACGCTGCACGGCATGCCTTATAAAAGTCTTCCTCGGTATTGCACATGCCTCCGTTAATCTCTGTCAAGTTACATCCTTGCCAGCCAGATTTTCTACCAATCTGTGGGAACATACCAATCTCTACACAGGGATTAGTTGTATGCTCTGTTGATTCAACGAAAACAAATCCTGGTTCACCAAACTGTTTAACAGATTCCATAATCTTGCCAAACTGTTCTGGTGTAGTTTTATCTCTAACAATAACAGCAGAATTGTTTGATCTGCCTCTTTGTGGATTATCCATAAACCAATTGCCAGTCTTTGCTGTCATCATTTCATCATCATCTGGTGAAAAAAGACAGATAGTTGCTGAACGACGAACCCCACCTGATAATACTGCATCTGCTGCATGCATAGCAATATCATATACATTGATAGGTTTAATCGCAATAGGTTCTTTGGAGTCTAGTACAATACCTTGAAGTAAATGTTCGATTTTGTCGAGTGAACGACGTAGACCTTCTGGTCCTGGTGCTTTAAAGCCACCAGAAATTTTAGCTCCCTTTGGTCTAATATTTGTAAGATCAAAGAATACTCTACGTCCTTCGTAATCGGGATGTTTACCCCCACCAACAAAATAAGAAGACATTAGTACATCTAGTGCTGATGCCCAACCTTCAATAGAGTCTTCTACAATATAACCTTTAGCCTGTTTAGTACGGGCTTGTAATTTTGGTAATTTTTTAATATGATGTTTCTGTACAGAAAAGCCTGCACCTGCACCGCAAAGAAGAATATAAAACAGTTCACCAAAAAAATCTGGTCTATCTGCATATGATGAGGTACAATTATACATGCGCATTTGGTGTTTCATTAACTGATCACCACCAAATTGCAAAGCGCGCTGAGCACCGAGAACTCTTTGTTCTTTATAAGCTTGTCTTGCTTCTTCGAAATATTCTTTTAATTCATTATTCTTTGTAATATAGTTTTTTTCGTGCATTTCAATAACACGATCTACTGCTTCATCCCAAGTTTCATATCTAGCTTCATCTTCAATATACCGGGAGTAGCCTTCGTAAAATTTTGTTTCGGACAAAAACCTTCTTGTGTCAACAGCTGCTGTTGCCATTCTGTCACCTCTTTTGTTTGATTTTTTATTAATGTATATTATATATCAAATGGCGAGTTTTGTAAACCCCTATTTAGCGCTATTCTGAAAAATATTTTTCTACCATTTCAAGTTCATTTTAAATTTTAACCTTTGTTCTGTTATATAAATGCTCAGATACGATTTCATCTTTAGATTGGCCATG